GGGTACGCGATCTGTTGCCCTGGAAAGTTGATCTGAGCTCTCAGTAAATATCAATACGGTTCTGACGAGTCGCTTACACACATTCCCCTTCAGGCTGCAGAGTATTTCAAGCCGGGTAGCGCGTGCATCCGGTATTGGTGGACCTTCTATACCCAGAATGGCCCCTTTAAATGCACCGGTCAGCACTTTTAGACATGAAGTTGCTGTTACATCTCGCCGGAATCTCATCCAGACTCTGACCGTAGCCTGAGCGGTTTCTGCTCCGCCTGAGATTATCTCCCTCCCGCTGATACCCTTAACTTCTGCCCATACGGTAGCTCCCTCCGTCACCGTCTCCACCGGATGCCCTGACGGAGAGCGGGCGGTGGTGACATTCAGAATAATTACGCGATCACGTAATCTGCCCGCCTGCATGCCTCCTCCTACAAAGGAATAAAACGATAAGGCTCCAGCAGAGAAGAAAAACCAAACGGGACTGGTGCCTTGCTGACATCTGAGGAATTTTCCCGGTTTTCGTACCAGTGCCCGACCAGCAACATGAGCGCCAGCAAAACATCATCAGCTATAAGCACCCCTTCAGGATCACCTTCCGGCACCGTCTCCTCATAAAGCTTACGGTTGATAAAATTTTCTGCCTTGCGGCAGGCAGCCCGGAAATACAGCATCAGTAACTCATCATCAGTTGCATCATCTGTATCAATACGGCACTGCGCCCTGAGTTTTTCCACTATTGCTGCCATCAGAAACTCCTGCCCGCAACACTGTGCGGGCATAAAAAAACCGCGTCGGCGCGGTCTGTAACTGAACAACGAGTGGTTATTTGCCAGTGAGCGCCTTGATGGCTGCCACATCTTCCAGCACACAGTCAAAACGATGGAAAGCCAGAAATGCCACCTGATCAAACTCAGCATAACGCTCAACCAGACGTTTCAGTTCCATATAAGTAACGCGGCGAATGATAAAGCGGTTGAAATCCCCCAGGAAAATGAATTTTTTTCCGGTACCAATCCCGTCAATAGCCTGATCAATAACATAAGGGATCCCCAGCACAGTAGCCGGCGTACCGCCTGCAATATCCGGCAGCCATAACGGGCGTTTCTGTCCATCCTCCATCTCTTCAATAGTCTGCAATGTGGCATCATTGAATGCCCAGCGGTATTTCGGCCCACCACGATATGCCGGATCAATGGCATGTTTCAGGGCATTCATTTCTTTCCAGGTGAAAGCGGCAGAGGCTGCAGTCTGGATGGTTCCCGTCACCGACGCTGCCAGCCCTTTTGGCTGTAACGGTGATCCCGTTCCGGTCCCCTGAACCAGATATTTTGCCTCTCCACGACCAATACGCTGGGCAATACGGTTTGCCAGATAAGATTCAATATCCACCCCACTGTCCTGGAGCAGCTCATTGGACACACGAATTATTTTTGATGACAGCTTTTTAGCCCCCAGAATAGCGGTCCCGAACGTCACATCCTGTTCCGTTGCGGCTGTATTTTCCGCCAGCAGTTCGCCCTCTTCAGTCGTGCCATCAGACGTTGACCAGGTGATATCCTGCCCGGTTGATGTGGTCAGAAGTTGCGCCACACTGGCAATCCCGCCATAAGCCTTCATGGTGTCAATGATTTTGTTACGCATCTGCGTGGGCACCGTATATCCGCCCTGAGAATCCGTTGTTACACTCTGAGCCCGCAGTTCACGCATCAGATTACGCTCTTCAGCATTCAGTTCTGCAAATCCGGCACGCAGAAAACGGTTAAATGCCGCAGCACGCTTCTCTTCCACCGCCTTTTTCCCGTTCTCCGCCTCATTATTCTGGCGCTCTTCCGGCCCGGACTCATCCACATATGCCTGATCCTGACGGCGCAACTCTTCTTCACGGGCGATTTGCTCATCCAGCGCATCCAGCTCAGCTTTCGCCCTGTTCCACTCTGCCCGTTGCTCATCAGTCCATGCGTTATCACCAATTTTTTCATGCAGTGCACGCATATCCTTTGCAATGGTGTTTCGTTTTTGCTTCATCTCATGAAGTTTCATCGTCAGTAGTATCCTTATGCATTAAGAAGGGTCAAAAGACGCTCACGCGCCATTCGTTCGTTAACAGCTTTCTTCAGCGCACCACTCGCCCGCGCTTCCTGCCAGGCTTTCATTGAGCGGACACCAGAGTCTGCGTCCTGATAGGCCGGATATGTCACCGGGCTGACGTCATACAGACGAGAAATGCGCGTGATTTCCCGGATAACAATCCCCTCGTCGTCTTCATACCAGCTCTCTCCGTCACGGGCGACACGAAACGCGAACGAGGACTGATTAATGTCACCACGCAACATTGGAGACAGCACCAGGTCACAAATAGTCGGAGTATCCGGTGCAACAATGTCATAACGTAAACCGCGTTCATCCACCGACAATGACAACGTGCCGGCAGAACTTCGTCCGAGAATGAAATTAGGATCATGATTAAACAAGCCACGTACATCATCATTCAGTACATCATCAAAAGCCCCCGGCTTGATGATTTCACGAAATCCCCACAGAGGTTCTGAACGACTGTTAAATACCGAGCCATACCCCAGAATGTGGGTCGGGGCATTATCATATTGTTCCGCCCGCACCTCCCCGCTGTAACAGCGCGTTTCACGGTCATTCATCGTTCTTTTCCTCTTTGCCTTTCGTATCTTTAAAGTTATTCAACGGATTTGCTGCATTTACGCTGACCAGCATTTCATCCAGACCGTCAACCGGGTTCATATCCTCAAATGCCCTGGCTTCATTCCGACTCATCCAGCCATCTGTAATGGCAAAGTGATAGAACTGCGCACGCTCCTGTGGGGTCCCACGGAGCAACCCCGTGAGGTTGAAACGAACGTAATACCCGGCAGCCCGTTCTGTACGGGTAAACAGGCGACGGTTAAGCTCCTGCTCCCAGTTCGCAACCCAGGGCATCATCGTGTAGCGAACAAACTGAATCGCCTGCTGCGTAATATTCGAAAATGTGGCTTTTTCCAGGTCATTAATCATGTGCGCCGGGACATTAAAAATCCCGGCAATCATCGACCGGTTCAGCTTGGTCATATCAATGATCTGAGCATCCACCGGAGAAACTGTCAGAGCGCGGTAATCCAGTTGCGCAGGCAGCAACATGGTTTTATTTTCCTGGCTGCGAAGCGCTGTCACCGCCCGCTGCCACATATTTTTAAGCCTGCCCCAGCTTTGTTCGTTCAGTTCATTTTTCACAGAAATAATACCGGCAGGACGGGCATTACCGTTAAAAAAGGCGCTGGTATACTGCTGGCCACTCATTCCCATACCAATGGTTTCAGCATGCTGCATGATCGGGCTCAGTCCCATTTTCTGATTGTTTCCCAGCGCCCTGATATGGATCATGTCGTCCGGACTTACCGCAAATGCACCCTCTTCGTTATACACCCCGTAAGTATGACGCCCACCGGTGTTAAGTAACGTAGTTTCCCATGGCATACAGCATTCAAGGCTGGTAACCTCTCCACGACGATTACGTTTTACCCACGTATAACCATTGCCCCACCCCAGCACATGACGCTGCTTCAGTTCCCGCCACTTATAGCTGGTCTGCCAGGCATTCGGTTCATCATGAACGAGCCAGAACAACGGATGATCGCGTGCAGGCTGAACATGCTCATTCGTTTTTCGCATCACATGCAGGGGCATCTGAGCCACACTGGATGAAATAACATAAATACAGGCATAGACAGCAGCCAGCTTCATGGATGTTTCCGGACTGACATACACATCCCGGGCAAAAATATTATCCGTCTCAGCAGCCTCTCCGGTTACCGGAACCGAGGGATTTTCCAGAGGCTCACTGCGAAACAGAGCATCAAGAAGCATGTTTTCTCCTCATGGACACCACCAGTGCATAAAGCAGCAACAAACAGCCAGACAGCATCAGAGACGCTGGCAGACCTGCATACAGATAAACGCCAGCAGTGAGCAGACCGAAACCGATCAGCCCGGTCATATCAGTAATAAGCTGTTTCACAGAATTAACAGGTCCTCATCAGGATCAAGCGTGGACAGAAAGTCATTCACGCCCCCGCCATTTACCAGAAAGCGGCTCATGGCTGTAAAAAGCGCAACAGGGCCGTCGATTTTGGCTTCCGGCGTGGATTTATTCGGGAAGATGTTGTCGTTTTTGTCCGGTTTTACAGTAACGTTAGACATCATCCAGTTCATGACCGGATGATTGCTGTGATGGAAACGCCCGGCATAAACCAGTGATTCCGTTTCCTTCATGGCCTCTGACAGATTGCGGACCGTCTGCGGAACCTCCACCAGCGGTATCCCTTCTTCAGCCAGTGCCAGGCTGAACTGCATTGCGCTCCACGGGTCAAACCCCAGTTCCCTGAGGTTTTCACCGCCAATCCATTCCAGTAAGTCACTTTTTATCTGAGCATGATCGATAACATCACCATCCGTCAGGATGAGCTTATCCATCTCCGCCCACTTCCGGTAAAGTTCTGCCTGCTGCCGCGAGCATCGTTCCAGCCGTCCTTCCGGAAGCCAGAATTTAAAATCAGCATGAACATGTCCGTTATCGGTTCGCCAGAGTTTTGCCGCCGCACAGATATCAATCTTATGAGCAAGGTCGACGCCGACCCACATGGGATATGTTTTCAGCTCATGTTGTGGAGCAATGTATTCGCACTTCTCCCACTTAATCATATCCATCCAGGCAGATTCGGCAGTGACCCACACATTCATGTGTTTGGTAAAAAAATTCACCCGCGCAGAGACCTGCTCCTTCGCTTTTTTCGCCAGACGACGCAGATCATCCCAGCGTTTACAGATGCCCAGGCCAGGATTCGCTTTCTGCCAGACCGTTTCATCAAACGGATCATCTCCCTCATCGAGCGTGTAAATGATCGCAAAGTAGGAGTCGTCTTTTACCGCGCCCTCCACGTCGCTGTTATAGCCTCGCAATACCTTAATGGCGTAATCGCGCTGCTCGTAGCAAATCCCTTCCTTGTTAAAGCCAGCCGTGGTGATGCCAAATAACAGAGACTGCAGACGGGCACCGGTTGCCGTTTCCAGAACGTCCCACACGTCACGGGTTTTATGAGCATGCAGCTCATCAATAATGGCGCAGTGGATGTTCAGACCGTCCAGGTTGTTTGCATCCGAGGAAAGCGGTTCAAATTTTGATGCGCTCTGCTCCTGGTAAATCGCCAGCTTGTTGAAATCAAACAACCGCCCGAGTGTCGACCGGGCTTTTCTGACCATATTTTTGGCGTCTTCAAACACAATTCTGGCCTGGTCACGCGTGGTTGCGGCTGAATACACCTCAGCCCCGCCTTCACCATCTGCCCCCGTCATATACAGACCGATACCCGATGACAGGGTTGATTTTGCGTTTTTACGGGCAACTTCGTTGTATGCTGTCCGGAACCGGCGCACCATCACCGGGCGTCCACTGCCATCGCTGCGCATGACAACTTCCCCGGTTTCTTCATTCACCAGCGGAATGACAAAACCAAAAATATTAATGAGGATAAACACATGCCAGTCCATCAACTCAATGGGCTGACCTGCCAGCGCCCCTTTCACATGGGGTACAAATTTGTAGAAATTAAGGATGTGCTGTGCACGGGGTTCACTGAAATAAATCCCCCGCTCTTCGCCGTACTTCAGATCATCAAGAAAACGCTGGCAGGCCAGACGGACAAATTCGCCAGCAACAATTTCTCCTGCAACAACACGTTCGGCGTAGCGGATCCCGTCAGCCACTTTTGCCATCAGTCTCTCGCTTTTAAAAGCTCTGCCAGCGGATCAACATCATCCGGTCCGGCGGTATTTACTTTCGCCCGGCTTGCCGGTGACATACCAAACTCTGCAAGCATCGCCCGAATCCGCTTCCAGGCATCAGCCTTCATCGCAGCAGCCGGGTGTGCCTTGATCAGCACATCGCCATTCTGCGTTTCCGTGCGGTAGGTATAACCCTCAACATCGAGTATTTCGCAGTGATGCCGGTATTCGGTGTAGGCTTCCACCAGTAACTCGAGCGCACGTGCATCGAGCTGAGAAATGATCCCTTCCGCATTCAGCTCTTCCGCCATTCGCCTGAACCAGTACTTCCCCTGCGCCCCTAAATGTTGCGGAATTTTAGGGAGACCTTTTTCATCCTTTTTAGCGGTTTTTTTGGAGTCTTTAACTGGCCGCTTTGAGGGGTTACCTCGTATCAAATGCAGGCGTGGCGGGGTTTTCGGGGGTCCAGACATAATCGGTTTTACCTATCAATCATTTAATCACATTCCAAAAAAAAGTTTTCGAACCTGCGGCGATGCGAGGAAAGGTCAGGCGGCGGTACTGAGCAGCCAGGGTTGCAGAGATTTGACCTGCCCCTCCCCTACAGATGGGAACTGTTATCAATTGATGCGTTCGCGCGCTGTTTTTGCTTTATGACAGGGCCAGCACAGACTCTGCAGGTTACTGTCTGCATCCGTGCCACCATGAGCTTTCGGAATGATGTGGTCCACAGTTCTGGCTTCAACGGCTCTCCCATTGCGCAGGCAGTTCTGACACAAATGATTATCACGCTTCAGTATGCGCGCACGTATGGCATCCCATTTCGAGCCATAGCCACGCTGGTGGCGGCTCAGTCCGCGTTGATGCTGTACCCATCCTTCGCCACGATGTTTATCGCAGTAACCAGAACTGTCTGTGGTTGTACCTGCACATCCACGCTTACGGCAGGCGCGTGGGATTCGTGGGGGCATATGTACTCCAATGAAGAAGCCACCGACATAGCCTCCTCCATTCATAGTGAAACTATTTTCATCTACCCAGTAATGAATTCTTTGTAGAGTTGTGATCAATACAACTCACTAATGGAGAGGCTTGTCCAACACGTTGGACAAGTTTCCTGTTTGATTTACTGGACACTATAGAAGTAAGCGTGCAGCAAGAACCGTATTGACGGGGATGTGTTATTCAGTCGGCAGTGCTACGCGCCAGGGGAGCAGTTCG